CCGGGCAGGCCTGGGAGTTTGTCGAGAGCCAGACGCGATTCATCCTGTGGTGGTACAGCCTCGCTGACAATGCGCGGTGGCAGTACACGCATGGTGTGCGCCGGTTCGCCAAGGGATTCGGGAAGTCCCCATTCGCAGCCGTGATGGGTCTCATCGAGCTACTGGCTCCAGTACGGTTCTCCGGATGGTGTGATGACGATGGGCTCTGCGTGGGATGTCGAACCCACTCCGGATGCGACCATGTGGTTGGCCGACGTGTTGGAATGCCCCTCGTCCAAATTGCGGCCACGGCTCAGGATCAGGCGAACATCAACACCATGCGAATGGTGCGGGCCATGGTGCCCAAGAAGTCCAGAATTCGCGATGACTATGACGTTGAGACCGGCAAGACCATCTTCCACGTCCCCGGTGGCGGGCAATTGATGATCATCACTAGCAGTCCGACAACGGCTGAGGGTGCGCTAACGACATTTGGCATTCTGGACCAGACGGAATCGTTCTATCACGTCAATGGGGGCATTGACCTTGCGGAGGCGATGGATCGCAATGCGAGGAAGTCAGGCTCGCGACTACTGGAGACGTCGAATGCCTGGATACCGGGGAAGGACTCCGTTGCCGAGAGCACGTTCGAGGCTTGGGTCGCGCAGGAGGAAGGCAGACTGAAGGGAGAGCAGCTGATCCTGTACGACTCCAGGATGGCTCCGCCTGACATTGACTGGGACGATACCGAGAGCATTTACAATGCCGTTGACTTCGCCTATGGTGACGCGCACTGGGTGGATCGCCAGGACATCGTCGAGGCCATCCTCAGCCCACGCACACAGCTGGACGTGACAAAGCGCTTCTATCTCAACTGGCCTGAGGCTGCCGAGGATGCCTGGGTTCTGCAGGAGCAGTGGCGTGCCATGGCGGAGGTCGCGCACCACCTTCCAGATGGCGCGCCCATCACGCTTGGGTTTGACGGCAGCCGTGTGGATGACGCTACGGCGCTGGTCGGATGCGAGATTGAAACGGGCTGGGTGTTCGAAGTCGGCATATGGGAGACGAGAGATGCGCGTGGCAACAGGGTTCCCATTCCCACCGGTGAGGTGGAAGCTGCCATTGACATGGCATTCAGCCAGTGGCAGGTCTGGGCTTTCTTCGCTGACGTCAAGGAATGGGAAGAGAGCACCAAGGTCAGCTGGCGCGAGAAGTTCCTGGAGCAGCTGGCCGATAAGGTCTGGTCTGTGCCTGGCGGCCGGGATCCCCAGCCAATAGCCTGGGACATGCGCTCACACGTAGGCGAATTCACACAGGCCTGCGAGATGGTGCAGAAGGAGATCGAGGATGGTGCGTTCGGACACGACGGTTCCGGCCTGCTGAGTAAGCACGTTGTTAATTCGAGACGTGCGCCGAACCGGTGGGGCATCAGCATCTCAAAGGAAGCGCCAAAGTCCAGCCGGAAGATTGACGCCACGGTTGCCATGATCATCGCCCGCCATGCGCGGAGACTGGTGCTGAGCAGCAAGCAGTGGCAAGAGCGCAAGGCTAAGATGGGCAGGCCAGCCAAGGGTGGACGAGTCAGGAGTTGGTCGTAGTGCCATTCAACCCGGCTGAGCTGAGAGGTCCTCATGGCAAGTGGGCACTCGAAGGCGCATTTCGAGGAATGGTTGACAAGACGACTGATACGGGTCGCGCTAAAGTGCAGACGCCTTCTACTTTCGTTCACCCTAGTACTGGCGCATCAATGGGCAAGACGGAAATCGGCGACACGTACGAACAGCTGTTTCGCTCGCGTGGCGCGCATCTTGTCGAAATGCATTTCGGCCATCCGTATGTGGAGATCGCCGGAGCAGGATCAGTTAAGGCCGGCAGGTCCTCACGGACTACTCCGCTAGACTTCCGGCTCGATCACGCATTCGGCGGTGAATTGAAGACGCTGAATGCGAACGCCAAGAGTAGGAAGTCTGCAATCAAGAAGGAAGAGCAGCTGCGCAAGATCGAGGCAGCTGCCAGCATGGGCCTGGAGCCATTGTTGGTTGTCCAGGTAGTGAACCAGAGTGATGGGACAGTTTCGGTATTCGCATTCCGAGGCTTTGCATCCAAGGCAGTCAGTTCAATGGAACACCTTGGCACGTATAGCTACACCCAGGAGGACTTCCGTAATGCGCAGATCAGGACGGGACACTGGCAGCAACGCCACACGCGCGCAGGCACAGCCGGATTCCGACGCTGACAGCGCGCCGGAGGACGACCAGGTGATCGAGCTTGTCGGTGGCGTTCCATTCATCTATCCGGATACGCCAGACAGCGAGCAGGCCATTAGCAAGATCAGAGGTGCCGCGTGATCATCGACCAGGGCGATCTGCTCGAAGTCGCTGGCGCACTAATCAACACCCATGAGCGTGACCAGTCACGCCTGAGGCGGATCGACAAGTACATGCGCAACCGGCCTGATCCGCCATTCGCGCCCAAGGGGGCCAGCACTGAGTATCGCTGGCTCATGCAGCGAGGCAAGAGGAACTTCCTGCCGCTGATCACTTCCGTCATCAGCCAGAACCTGCATGTCGACGGATACCGGCGCTCGGGCATCACCACGGCTGATCTTCCGTCGCAGGAGAACACGCCGGAGTGGGATGCGTTCCGGGCCAACCGGATGGTCAGTCGGCAGCACGGTGTTCACAGGGCCGTGATGAAGCACGGCATGGCATACGTGGTTGTGCTGCCTGGCCAGATGGCGATGAGCGATCAGCAGGTCCAGAGCTTTCCGGTGATGCGTGCATGCAGCGCAAAGAGGATGATCGCGCTCTACACGGATCCGGTGAATGACGAATGGCCCCAGGTGGCTATGGAACAGATGGACGTGTACGACCCCAAGGTGACCGGCAAGCGCAGGCTCATCATCACCATCTACGATGAGCAGAATCGCTATATCATGACCGGTGTGCCGGGGAACAATACCCAGCCACTGGCGCTGGCGGAGCCTGGTGACCCGTACCTGGACGGCAAGCCTCCGGTATCGGCTCACAATATGGGCCTGGTGCCGGTTGTCAGGTTCCTGTACGAGGATGACCTGGATGGCGAGGATGTCGCTGGCGAGATCGAGCCGCTGATGACGATCCAGGACCAGATCAACTTCTTCACCTTCAACGAGATGCTCACGACCCAGTTCGCTGCATTCCGTCAGCGCTGGGTGAGCGGGATGGCCGGCGAGGATGAGCAGGGTCGGCCAACTGAGCCATTCCGGCCTGGCGTTGACCGTATCTGGTCAAGCGATGACGCCACTACCAAGTTCGGGGAATTCGATGTGTCGCCACTGGCACCGTTCGACGCTGCGCGCGAATCGGCCATCCGCCACATGTCGACCGTCTCGCAGGTTCCTCCATACCACCTGCTGGGCCAGATCGCCAACCTATCTGCGGAAGCACTTGCGGCCGCCAGAGATGGCCTAGACCGCAAGATCGAGGAAGAGCAGGCGATGCTCAATGACAGCTGGCGGAACACCTTCCGTCTGAACGCCAAGGCTGTCGGAGACGATCCCGGCTGGAATGACCTCAATGGCGTCGTGGTGTGGCGTGACACCTCAGCCCGGTCGTTTGCTGCGACCGTGGACGCTCTCGGCAAGGCAGCCCAGATGCTGGGTGTGCCGGTTGAGGAACTATGGCGTCGGATCCCTGGCGTCACCGCTGACGATGTCGAGGCCTGGCTTGAGGCGAAGGCACGTGCCGAGGCTATGGCGACGGCCCAAGAGGCAGCGAAGGTGGCCCTAGCGGTCCAGAGCCAGCTGCTGAGCTCGCCGTATCCTCCGGCCCCAGCACCGCCTGGGGGTAGCGCCCCACCGACGCAGAATGGCGCACAATCGCAGCCCGGTCAGGCTCCTCCGGCTGCGGCTCGTCCGGCTCCCGGTGGCAACAGTCCAGCAGCCCTGATCGCTAGGTCTGCCAAGATGCTCAATGCACCGGGTGGGGGATCGGCTACGTGACCACGCCTGCGACCCAAACTACGAAATCAGCCGATAACGCTGGTGGAGGCACCCTAGTGGGTGCCCGGACCCTTCCTCGCACGTTGGAAGCCCAGGCAATCGCACCGGGGACGTCTGGCCTGGCCGGTGTCGCGTCCCTCGATCAGCTTGCCCAGCTGTATCGACAGCGTCAAATGGCGATCGCACTGGCCGCTAGCCGTGCAGTCGCTGCCATATGGCAGCATCGAATCGACCCGGCTCACATGGCCGACAGCTGGGCCAGCATCCGTGATGTGGTGCTGAACCTGGTCCGCCAGTACTTCCAGGCATCGGCAGCCGACTCGGCCAGCACATATGAGCAGATGAGGGTGCAGGCGGATCTTGGGCACCGGCCGATCCGCATGGCCGAGCTACCTCAGCGCGAGCTCGAGAGGGTTGTGGACAGCCAGGGTATCGGCCGGTTTTTCCAGACGCTGCCCACGGTGCCGGATGACCTAAGCCAGGCTGCCGCTACAGCCGAGGAGTCTCTCCAGGCGTCCAGTGCCAGGCTGTCGCTCAAGGGTGGCCGGCAGACCATGACGCAGGCTGTGCATTCAGACCCGAAGGCAGAAGGCTGGGAGCGAACCATCTCGTCTACGGCGTGCAGCTTCTGCTCTATGCTGGCCAGCCGTGGCGCGGTCTACAGGAACGAGAAGAGTGCTGACTTCCGGGCTCACGACCACTGCAACTGTACGGCTATTCCGGTGTTCGACGGACAGGATCCTTCGCAGCAGAGCCAGGATCTAGCGAAGCAGTGGCAACAGGTGACACGAGGCAAGTCCGGAGCCAATGCTCGAAAGGCTTGGCAGGATCACTGGGAAAGGCAGAGCAATGGCGGACGTGACGGCGGCGCAGCTGGCCAAGCTGAAGGCCAAGGGGCAGGCGATGAACAACGCCCAGGGCGACCCCAGCTTTCCAATCAAGGCACGAACGGGACCGGATAGCCTGGCGAACGCTATCCTGGCTGTCGGCCGTTCGCGGCCGAATACGCCTGAGCATCGTGCCAGCGTTCGACGGTATATCATTGGCGTGGCCAGGGATAAGGGATGGTCAAGCGATATCCCGGCCACCTGGAAGTCCGATGGGACATTGACGACCGGAGGAAGCTGATGCTGGTTGGGCCAGGCGGATCATTCAATCCGTCACTGCATCCGAGGCAATCGGGTGGCAAATTTGGCGTGTCGGGCAATAAGCAGCAGCCAGCTGGAGGTAAGGGTGGCTCTCCGCAGGCACGCGCAGACCGTCAGCAGGCCAGAGCCGATAGGGCTGAGGCTCACACCCTTGAGGTACAGCTTAGGCAACTGCTCGCCCAAAGTAAGACGTCCAAGGTCGGTAAGACTACCGGCAAGTCCAAGACTGCCGTCAAGGGTAGTAAGTCCGGCGTCGCCAAGAAGATGACCACCAAGCGCAAGACGACGAACGCCAAGAAGTCCAGCAAGCCAAGCGCCACCGCATCCGTTGCCACTCAGATCGCAACGCTACGAACCCAGATCCGAGTGCTCAATGCTGAGGCAGCGAAGCTTGACCGACAGGCAAGGAGAGCCTAATGGCTGCTGTACACAATTGGAGACATGGCTGGATTCCGCTAACGGAAGAAGCAGCCAAAGAGAAGTTCCACGGTGATGTTCCGAAGGGGTGGAAGCCTTCCAGCCCGCATGCGGCTCCCGAGGACCATGCCAACAACCTGTCCAAGGACGCATTCAATATGGGCGACAGCACGCAGAGTGCGCTGAACGTCCATCGTGAAGCTGCAGCCGCACATCGCAAGGCTGCCAATTTGACTAGCAGTGCTGAGCAGTCAACGCACCATTCCGAAATGGCGAAGCTTCACAGCAAGGTTGCCAGTGTTAAGATGACAAGCCGGGCTGCCGAGGACAAGTCTGACGCTTCTTCAGCTGCCGGTAAGGAACAGGCTTTCCGGGCGATGCTCAAGAAGCCCAGGAGGTGAGATGGCCGCCGGTCGCGAGACGCCAGGAACAGCCGTTGACACCGAACGACTGATGAAATATTGGGCTGAGGGTGCCGGGGCAGCTAAGGTTCGATGGGGTGTGCCCGGTGACTTCGACCGGTGCGTTGTCGAGCTAGGCAAGTACGTTGGCCCAGGCGTTGTCAAGGGTCTGTGCGCCAATCTCCACAAGCGTGCGACTGGTGGATGGCCGGGGCACGCACCAGGTGTCGAGCAGGCAGCAGCTGATACAAAGAAGGGGAATTGACGTGGCATTCGACCCGAACGAACCACGTGGTCCAGGTGGTAAGTGGATTCACCTTGGGGACATTACATCCCGGCTCAAGACGATGCGACCGGGCGAACGGGTGACTATGAAGGGTCACACCGTTCGCAACAACGTGCATAAGAATGTCTATCGCGTAAGCATCGGTGGAGAGACCAAGGACTATCACACAGCTGCTCATGCTGCCGAGGCTGTGCACACCGGCAAGCACAATAGTCATGCCTATGGTTCGGGCACGTCCAACGAGACGATCTTCCGTGGCATGATGAGTAGCGAGGGTCCGGCATACAAGCCGGAGTCTGCAGCCTCTAAGTCGGCAGCCAATACGGCTGCAAGGGAGAGCGCTGGTTTGCAAGGAAGCAAACTGACCGGCAAGACCAGAAAGGCTTTCGGCGAAACTCAGTACGAGGTCGCTGTTCCGAACGGTACCAAGGAATGGGCCGATGAGGGTTCAAGGCTTCATAGTATTGCTTCCAGGAATTCTGCAGCGAAGCTGCAGAACTTGACCGGCCAGAGGATGCAGAATTACCTCAAGAAGACACAGGGAGGAAAGTAACACATGGCAATCAACAAGACGTACCTCGGGCTGAACGAGGACGGTACCCCGCATTTCCACTACGAGTCGGATGGCCACGTCGTGGTCACCGGTCCGGTGTACGGGAAGATGACCACTTCCGACGGTACCGAGTATGACGTGTCGGAGCAGGTGATCGAGGTCAATTCCCTGGAGCACGCTGGTGAACTGGCGCACCAGATCGGCGTACACCACGAGGAGCACGGCCACCCGGACCACGACGAGTCCATCCCGTTCGTGCACAACTGCACTGACTCGTGCGGTGCCCTGAAGCGAGAGGACGCCTGAGTCATGGCACTACTTGGAACCGCAGGACAGAGCCAGGCTCTCAACGCGCTGGACGCGACAGGCACTGGCGCTGGTGCCGGTGCCGTTAACCTGATGACGGCCGTGGCGCTTCACACCGCTACGCCTGGCACAACCGGCACGTCGGAGACAGCCAACTCCGGCTCCTACGCTCGGCAGACCACAGCCTGGTCCTCTTCCTCGGCGGGATCGGCGAAGACCAACTCATCGGCGCTGACGTTCTCCACGCTGGGGACGGTAGCGGTCACGCATGTGGCCGGCTGGTCCTCTGCCACGTATGGCGCCGGTACCTACGGGATCGGTGCTCCCCTCGGGTCGTCAGTGACGGCAGCGTCAATCACGGTCGCATCCGGAGCCACCAGCTTCACGGCTAGCTGAGAGGCAGTAGATGTCTGGTTACACCATGACGATGCCGGAGGTCAAGTACTCGTTTGCCGGCACCGGTACCCAGCTGAATACATTTACCACAGAGGCATCCCTTCAGGGAGCTTGTCCTTTGTGCGTGATCCCTGCCGAGTACTTCACTGTGCTCGGCAAGCTGTCCAAGACAATGCGAATCAAGGCATTCATGCGGGCCGGAACTACGGCAGCGACCCCCACGTTCACTTGGTCGCTTCGAATGTTGGCGCAGACCGCCACGTGGACTGCTGGAGGACTGCTTCTTGGCTCCACGGCTGCCCTGACTTCGGTAGCATCTCAGACCCTTGCACCGGTAGCCGTAGATGCTGAGGTGTCTCTTAGTGCGCTGAGCGTCGGCGGAGCGAGCACGCTGAAGACGTTCGGCGAAGTACGGTCGCCAAAGTTCTTGGCGTCTCCGTTCTCCGGAACCATTCCCGACAACAATGTTGCGCCGACGGTTGCCACCTATGACGACTCGCAGTGGTATTCCCTGTGGCTGTCGGTGGCGTGCCAGACTTCTAACGCTGCCAACCTGTGCCAGCTGGAGATGCTGAAGGTCTACACCGAGAACTGAACGACCAGAGGGCATAGGCCGTGCCAGCCACCGTTCGAAGTTCGTCCACCTACGCTTCGGCAGCAACCGAGGCGTCATTCTCGATGCCATTGCCAGCT